ACCTAAAGGAAGTCTAGCCGTTTATTCAGCATCTGCCACTTATGTTTCACCGTGTGCGTTTGACCCTACCACTGAAGGTAGACTGTTAATTATATACAAAGACTCTAGTGCGAGTAATTATCTTACTGCCGTCATTGGTACTGTTTCGGGATCCTCTATTAGCTTCGGAACAGTCACTCAATTGAGTAACACATCCGGTTTTGCAGAAGTTAGTTTTGACCCAAATACTTCTGGTAAATTCATCGTTGCTTATCAGAAAAGCGGTAGTCCATATGGTATTATTCTGCGAGTAGGAACGGTTAGCGGAACAAGTATTTCTTTTGGCGCAGAAGTCACAGCCACCACGTTTGAGACTACGGCCTGTAGTATTTCGTATGATCCCAACACGGCTAATAAATTTATACTAGCCGTATCGTCTACCTCCGTAGGGGCAGCAATGATTGGGACTGTATCTGGCACTTCTATCAGTCTCGCATCATCTGCGAACTTTAATGGTCATACTACGACACCTGTTGTTAGGTATAATCCCGCCACCGCAAACCAAGTAATTTTATCCTACGTAGATAACGCAAATTCCCAATACGGTACTTCCGTCATTGGTACTGTGTCGGGAAATTCGATCAGCTATGCCACGGAGTATGTGTATAGCTCCTCATCCGCGCTGGGTACTCGCATGGATGCCAGCAAAACTGGGATATTTGTAGTGGTGTTCGGTAACTTGGGCAAAAGCATTATCGGCACAATATCAGGATTGGCTATTAGCTATGGGAGCGTGGCAAACTTTATAAGTGCATCTACTCAAGACGAACAAGTGGCTTTTGATCCTGTCACCACAAATCGTTTTGTAGTGAGTTATCGAGATTCGCAAAACTCAAATTACCTAACAGCTAGGGTAGGTACTGTAAGCGGTAGCACAATTAGCTATGCAACAAAAGCGGCCCTTGTTAATAGTGAAGGTGTAGGCACCGGACTTAGTTTCGATCCCAACGCTTCGGGAATGTTTGCTAGTGTCTTTGGGCAAGCAAGCAACTCATTTCATGGAAAGGCCGTTATCTCACAGCTTGCAGCAACAGTAACAGGCACTAATCTTACTGCCACCAATTTCATTGGAATGCCCGATAAAGCCTATGCAAGCGGAGCTACAGCCACTGTTGCACTAGAGGGCGGAGTATCAACCAATCAAACCAGTTTAACTATAGGCAGTACTTATTATGTGCAGCCAACAGGCAGTTTAGCAACGAGTGCTAGCACACCATCTGTAGAAGCTGGAAAAGCAATATCCGCGACATCATTATTACTTAAAGGAATTTAACCATGAAAACCATTACATTTAACGACAGCAGTATTTCAGCGTATATCTTTGACGATGAAGCAGCAATCGAAGTAACAGGCACTAACATTGTCTGTCCTGACTTTGTGATAGGAGATTTAAATCAAACTAACTCTACTCTTTACACCGGCGTAACACCACCAGCAGATTGGATGGGTGGGCGATATACTTTTTCTGATGGTGCATGGACAGAAGTGGAAGGCTGGGTAGATCCTAAAGTAGCTGAGATCGCTAGGCTGCAAGCTCAGATTGATGCATTAAACGCTTAAGTAGCCGTTTAACAAAATGACTACCGAGTTATTTTCACCAGCCTCGTATAAGACTCTAAGCGATAAAGATAAGAGTCGTATATGTAACGGATGTGGGGCAAAAGGCTCTATCAGCGGTTTGTTTACACCGTCTACTTTATATGGCCTATCTATACATGAGTCGTGCCTAATTCACGACTATCAGTATTTTTTAGGGGTAGATGATGCCGATAAAAAAGCTGCTGATAGGAGTTTTTTATATAATATGCAACGCCAGATAGAGTCAGCAAATAAATGGCTAATTTGGCTGCGTAAAAGACGGGCTTTGAAGTACTATTATGCCGTTAAATATTTCGGTGGCACGGCCTTCTGGAATAAGGATTAATGATGCAAATTAAATATAGGAAGCCTTTATGAGTTATACGATGACCTATGACAGCTTATTGGTGGACCTTCGCAGGTATTTAGAGCGTGGATTTACTGAGGCAAGCGACCAGATTGTATTCGATCAACTTCCACGTTTAATAACGTTGGGAGAGCGTAGAATTGCTCGTGAGCTTAAAGTTGAAGGTTTCATTAGGGCTGTAAATTTGCCTCTGGCAATAGGCGTTTCGACGTATTTAAAGCCCGATAGGTGGAGAGACACTGTATCTATGAATGTTGGCGGTTTATCAATATTTGCAAGGTCATATGAGTACTGTCGAAATTATTGGCCTAATGAGTCTGAAACAGCTGCGCCTGAGTTCTATGCTGATTATGACTATCAACATTGGTTAATAGCGCCAACACCAGTTGCTGTAAGCAATTTAGAAATTTTATATTACGAACAACCTGCACTTTTAGGTGACGATTTTCAAGTTAATTGGTTAACAGAATATGCACCTGACGTATTGTTGTACGCAGCTCTTTTAGAAGCCACTCCTTTCTTAAAGAATGATGAAAGAGTTCCTATGTGGAGAGAAATGTATGATCGAGCTGCTCAAGCATTGAGTGGTGAAGATTTATCTAAAATAATGGATCGAGCTGCACAAAGGAGTGAAGCATAATGCCTAGTTATACAGATGTATTTGGTGGAGCAAATATATACCCAAGTGAGATAAGCTATAGCTCAGTTAGTTTAACTGCTGATATAACTTTAAGTTGGCCCGAAGAAACATCAACAAACATCAATTTAGCTACTCGCATAATGGACGTAACTGCTGCGGCGGCCACGTTTAGTATCATACTCCCAGACGCTAAGAAAAGTGGCACAGGTAATACTATACTTTTTAACAATAAAGGAAGTAATACTTTTGCAGTTAAAAACGCTGGTGGCGTTCAAGTTGGAACAATTGCAGCGGGTCAGCTATGGCAAGTTTATTTAACTAATAATACTAGTACAAACGGTGTTTGGCAGCTTTTGCAGTACGGAGCAACAACTTCAAGCGCAAATGCATCAGCTTTAGCTGGAACAGGAATTGTTGCTGTTGGAACTTTACTTTCCCAATCAGTGCCTGTTACTACATTTAGTTCTAATTATACTTCTGGTAATTCTGATAGAGCTAAAATGTTTAATTGGACGGGCGCTGGCGGTGTAATTACACTACCTGACCCAACAGCAACTGGCGTTGGTGATAACTGGTTTATATACCTTCGTAATTCTGGCTCTGGTCAAATTTCGGTTGTAACACCGGGGTCTACAAAAATTGATGGCGTTAACCCGTTAGCTTTTCAACCGGGTGAATCAGCTATTGTAGCTTCTGATGGAACTAACTTTTTTACAATTGGTTTTGGTCAGTCTTCTACTTTTGCTTTTGACTATACTGTTATTGATGTTCCCGGTTCTGGTAACTTTACTTTATCAGGCGCTCAATTAAATAGAGTAGCTTACCGTTTTACTGGTTCTTTAACTGGTGCGAGGACTATAATTATTCCCGCAACGGTTCAGCAATACTGGATCGACAATCGCACAACAGGCAGTTATACTCTAACTGTCAAAGTGTCAGGTACTACTGGCGTTATCATTGCTACAAATGAAAGAGGTATTTTTTATTGTGATGGTAGTGAACTATTAGACGCTGACACAGCAAGTATTGGTGTTCCTATAGCTATTTCTAATGGTGGTACAGGGGCAACATCAGCGGGACAAGCGTTAATAAATTTAGGCGGAACCACAACAGGTATAGCTGTATTTGTAGCTGCTAATAAAAGAGCTGCTTGGACTGCTATTGGCCCTGCCGATGGAGGAACTTACTAATATGCCCATTCAAACTGCGGTACTAAAATCTAGTCCCGGAATTAAACGGGATGGGACTAAGTTTGAAGGTGAAAGCTATACCGATGGACAATGGGTTCGTTGGCAACGTGGTTTGCCTCGTAAAATGGGTGGGTACAAAACAACTCAAAAGTTTTTACAGGAAATAAGTAGAGGATTTTCTACATTTACTCAACAGAACTTTGTTTATTGTCATTCTGGTGGACCAACTACTCTAGAAAGATTTACTCTTGATGCTTCAGGAAACAGTTCGGTTATAGATGACAGAACACCTACGGCAATCGGTTCTTATGGTACTGTAACGTTAGCTGGAAGTTCTGGGGCAGTTAGTATGATTGCTATCAAGGGCGTTGATATTATGTCTGGGGCTGTTGCTTTTAATAGTACTATAAACCAGACAGCTACTGATGTTGCCTCAAATATATCAGCTTTTAGCTCTACTCCAAACTACTCTGCCGTAGCAGTTGGAGCTGTAATTACTATTACTTCAGTTACAACAGGCGACCAGACTAACGGTTTTGTTATAACCAATACTTTAACTACTTTAACATCTACTATTGTCAATCTTAATTACGGCTCTGACGCTTTAATAGATAATGTTAATAACTTTTGGATGTTCGATGTTCAATACGACTCTTCA